CCGGCGCCTTGACGTGGAGTGCAAGCGGCCGGGCAAGCACGCGACGCCCGACCAAGCCACGACCATTGCGACCGTGAAGCGTTGGCGCGGTGTGGCGTTCGTGGCGCACGGCGTCGACGATGTCATCCGCGAATTGAACAGGGCGTGCCTATGAGCGACTTTTTCCCGATCAGTCGCACCGAAATAACGGATTTACCTGTCGAATTCTGAACCGATCAACGCCGGGAAAAGCGCGGGCCGCGCCTTCCCTTGCCCTAATCAGGGGATACCGGCACCTTTTAGTTGTGCGCGTCATAGGGGGCGCGTTGCAAATGCCTGATAGGATCATCCGCGCCGAATTGCTGACTTCGGAAGCATGGTTGGCATTGAAAGATAGCGCCGACCGCGTGTGTTGGCTGGTTTTGGCGCTGAATGCGGACACTATGGGCAATCAACCGGGCGGCCCGCATCGCTTGGTTCATCTGTGCCGCCACACCGGAATCGACACCGTGGAAAAGGCCGCGAAGATGGTCAACGAATTGTCCGACGTTGATCTGATTCGGGTCTACCAGCACGCCGAAAAGCCGTACATCCACATACCACGGTTCCGGCAGGAACGGCGCTACCTGGGCACCCTTTGGCCCCTTTCCCCGTGGACAACAAACGAAGAAAAAGAATTACTTAAGAAAAAACCGCACGCGATTCACCGTGACGCACGGTATGGGGTTGATGTAGGGGTTGGTGTTGAAGTACCCCAAAAGAAGGGCGCGCCTGTGGATAACTCTGTGGGCAAGTGGTGGGCGACCCCGGAGTCCATGACGGCCAAAGCCACGGCCATCGGGTTGAAGGCAAACCCAGGCGAAACACGCGACGCGTTTTATAAAAGAATCCGCGCCGCGATCGAAACCGCAAAATCCCCGAAAGGCTGACGCCATGCCACGCATAACGACCGAATCAGGCCGCACCCTTGACGACGTGCTGAACGACGAATGCCACGACGCCGACGGCCGCGTGTTCGACAGCGGCAGCGGATACGTCAGCATCACGCGTCGCGGCGATTCGATCGTGCCGCCAGCGATGATTTGGGAAGGCCGCTTGCCACCGATCGCCCCAGCATTCCGAACCGAAAACCCCCACACATCGCACCACGCCGCGGCATCCGTCGCCGAATCCGCGCACCGCCATCGAATCGCCATCCTCACCGCGCTGAAACTCTACGGCCCAGCCACCGGCCACGAAATAGCGCAACGCTTGGGCCTCTCCTACGTGCAAGTCGCCAAGCGCCTTTCGGAAATGTCCAAACCCGCCCACGCCGCCGTCACCCGGCGCAAAACCGGCGAACACAACGGCCGCCCCATGTACCAAACCCGCAACAGCCCAACCGGCCACGCTTGTTGCGTATGGCACCTAAACCCGACTACACCCAACGCCCAAGGAATCGACGCAACCGGCCTAAATCGGGGCAAGGCGCCACGCTACCGCCCAACCCGCTACCCTGACACCCGAATGTAAAAATTACTTGCCACAGCGCGTTTTAAGCCCTACAGTCGCGGCCATCCCCCCAACCCGAAACCGGGAACGCAACACCGTGTCGATGGTTTCCCGTGAAACATTCAGCCCGTATGCACTTGATGCAGCGGGCTTTTTCACAACTGCGGCGTGATGGACGATGCAACATTCGACGCCATCCTTGACCGCCTTGCCGACGGCGAATCTCTCCGCGCAATCTGCAAAACGCCCGGCTACCCGCACCGCCGAACCGTCGAAAAATTCCTCGCCAGCGACCCCGAAGCGGCCGCCAAGTGCGCGCGGGCGCGCGAATCGCAAGGCGATGTCATGGACGAAAAGCAGTTGGAAATCGTCGCGGACATGCTCGCCGGCAAGGTCGACGCCCAGGCTGCACGCGTTGCCGTCAGCGTCTATCAGTGGCGCGCGGCGAAGCTGGCGCCCAAGCGATTCGGCGACAAAGTCTTGCTGGGCAGCGACCCCGATAACCCAATTCCGCCGTTGGTTGTCATCGGTGCGGCAAAAGCTGGTGGCGATGGCGGCACAAGTCAGGATTGACCTTCCACCCAAGCTGGCGCCGCTGTTGCTTGAGCCTGGGCGCTTCAAGGTCGCGCACGGTGGCCGTGATTCGTCGAAATCGTGGTCGTTCGCGCGCACGCTGGTCGCGCTGACCTATGCGCGAAAATTGCGCGTCATGTGCGGCCGCGAAATCCAAAAATCCATCAAAGATTCGGTGCACAAGTTGTTGTCGGACCAAATCGACAACCTAGGATTGGCGCCGTGGTTCACGGTTCAAGAGCAAGTTATAAAATCGGCGTCCGGTAGCGAAATTCTGTTCGCCGGATTGCAGGAATTGATCGTGCGCAACCTAAAGTCGGTCGAAGGCATCGACATACTTTGGGTGGAGGAAGCTGAAAACGTGTCGGCGCGATCGTGGGAAATCATCATCCCGACAATACGCAAACCGAATTCCGAAATTTGGGTCAGCTTCAACGCCGACCTTGAAACCGACCCCACGTATCAGCGATTCATCGTCAATCCGTCACCCAACGCGCGCGTGGTCGGCCCGCTGACGTGGCGCGATAATCCGTGGGCATCGGAAGCGTTGCGCGAGGACCGCGAATACCTGTACCGCGTCGACCCCCAGGCCGCGGCGCATGTGTGGGGCGGTGAATGCCGCACCAACAGCGAAGCCCAGGTGCTACGCAACAAATGCGTGGTGGAGTCATTCGAACATCAAGCCGGCTGGGATGGCCCATATTTCGGTTGCGATTGGGGATTCTCGCAAGACCCAACGGCGCTGATTCGCTTTTCGATCAACGGCAAAAAGCTGATGGTCGAATACGAAGCGTGGGGCATCGCCTGGGACATCGACGTATTGGCCGAAAAATTCGACGCGGTGCCCGGCGCGCGTGAGGCTTCGCGTATCCGCGCCGACAGCGCGCGGCCGGAAACCATTTCGTACATGCAACGCCACGGCTACCCCGGAATGTTCCCCGCGGAAAAGTGGAAGGGCAGCGTTGAAGACGGCGTGGCGTTCCTTCGCCAATTCGAACAAATCGTCATCCATCCGCGTTGCGTGCACACGTTCGAAGAATCGCGCCTTTGGTCATACAAAAAGGATCGGCTTTCCGGCGATGTCACAACCGATTTGATCGACGCGCACAACCATTGCTGGGATGCCGTGCGCTATGGCCTGGAACCGCTGACCAAACAAGCCGGCCGCGGGTTGCTGGAATTCATGCGGCAACAAGCGGCCGCGGTAAAAGCGCCGATCGCGCAAACGATAACGCACACGCAAACCGTCGAAGGCTTGCAATTCCCATCGCGTTCGCAATAGGAGCAACCGAAAATGAATGCAACTATCAATTGCCCATCGGGAATTTCCAGCGTGCTGGGGACCGACGGCATCCTGTACGCGGCCGTGTCCGGCGTCATCACCATGCCGCAAGCCGCGGTGCCCCCAGGCTTGTGGGGTCAGGGCTTCAACATGGGCAAGGGCCAAACCGGCGCCACAGGCGCGCAAGGCACGTCGGGCAACACGTCGCCCACGGGCGCGGCGGGCGCCACCGGCACCAGCGGCCTGACCGGCGTTACCGGCGTCACTGGCGCCACCACTGGCAACGTCGGCGCCGTCGCGGCAACCGGCGGAACCGGCGGCACAGGTGCGACCGGTGCGACCGGCGCTACCGGTCCATAAACCGCATTCGACCAACGATCACAAGGCGAAATCATGGGCAACCAAACGTATCAAGCGCCGGCTGGCGTGTCGTCAGTCCTGGGCACCGATGGCGCGCTGTATCCGGTCGTCAGCGGGCAAGTGGTTATGCCGCAGTCGTACGCGCCGCCGGGCCTGCTGTTCGCGGGCTTCAATCCGGCCACCGGGCTTACCGGCGTCACGGGCGGAACCGGTGTTACCGGATTCACGGGTGCGCTGGCCCCGACCGGCGCCGCGGGCGCGGTTGGCAAGACGGGCGGCACAGGTGGCACAGGCGGCACCGGATTGACCGGGCCGACGGGTGCGACTTCGCCGACAGGCGCAACCGGTGCCACGGGCGCATCGGGACAAACGGGCACGACCGGCGCATAACGCGCAACGACTTCAAGCGGAGCAAAGCGAAATGACCACAGCAACATTGACCGCACCGTCGGGCGTCACCCAGGTGCTTGGACTTGACGGCCTCATGTATCAGGTTGTCGGCGGCGTCGTTACGCTGCCCATTCTCGCCGTCGACCCAGGATTGTTCGCGTTCGGCTGGAATTGGGCCACGGGCAAGCCCGGCGCCACCGGGGCCACTGGCGGAACCGGGGCGACATCAGCCACCGGCACCACGGGCGCGACCGGGGCAACCGGTGCCACGGGCGCCGTCGGCAAGGTGGCGGGTGCAACCGGCGGCGTTGGTGCAACCGGCGTCACCGGCCTGACGGGTGCAACGGGTGCGACGGGTGGCACTGGCCCGGCATTGCCGCACTTCGGCTAACGCATGGCGCGCGCCAAAGAATTGCCGGCGGTGTTTCGCAATGAACGCGTGGAAAGGCGTTTGCTGCGGATGGAATTGCACGCCGCCGCGTTCGAACAGCGCGTGGCGGTTGCCTTGGCGGAATTGGCCCAGGCCGTCGGCAACAACACGTGCGCGGTTACGTTCCTTGCGCGGCAAATGCAACAAGCGGCCGACACGCTGCCCGGCGAAATTCCGACGACGACCGAATATTACGGGCGCGGAAACTGATGGCGACCTACACGACCGAACAGGCGACGATTGATTACGCGGCCGCATTGCGGTCGATGCCGTCACGCTCGCCGCTACAGTCTGGCACGCCGCTGACCGTGCAACCGCAATTCCCGACGACGAAGCTAACTTTTCGGCAACGCGTCGCCATTTTGATTGCTGGCGCTGACGCGCCCAATGTCCTGTTCGGCCCGCAGCAACCTTTGCAGCCGACGGGGCAATCCCCGGAACAGGCGGTCATCGGCCGCCCCTGGGATTTCCCGGTTGGATTCAACACGCGCGTTTCACCGCGCAGCGATGCGCCGGTTTCCTTCGCTACGCTGAAAGCCCTTGCCAACGGATACGACGTATTGCGCGGATTGATCGAACGGGTAAAAGACAAAGTGGTGTCAAAGCCCTGGTCGATTCAGCCCACCGAAAAAGGCGCCAAGCGTGACGCGCGGTGCGATCAGGTGCAAGCGTTTTTCCAATTCCCCGACCGCGAAAACAGTTGGCAGGATTGGGCGCGCATGGTTCTAGATCAAGTGTTGGTGTTGGACGCGCCCGCGCTGTACTTGCGCAACGACCGCGCCGGCCGCCTGTATTCGGTCGAAGTCATCGACGGCGCGATGATTCAGCCCAAAATCATGGCCGATGGTCGCTTGCCGCCGCCGGAAATGGGGCCGGCGTATCAGCAAGTCATCAAGTCGGGATTGCCCGCGGTCGACTACATCCGCCCGGTGCCGATCGGCCAGCCGGTGCCCATCGGGCCGGATGGTTGGCCCATGCCGGAATTGCTCTACAAACCGCGCAACAAGCGCGTGGATTCGCCGTATGGTTACGGCCCCGTAGAGCAAATGATTACCACGGTGAATATCGCATTGGCGCGCGAAGCGTACCTGATGCAGTATTACACCGAAGGCAGCACGCCCGACTTGCTGTTGACCACGCCGTCGACGTGGACGACCAACGACATTGCGCAATTTCAAGTGTGGTGGGACGCGCTGCTGGTCGGCAATCTCGCGCAACGGCGCGGCGCCAAATTCGTGCCCGATGGCGTGAAAGCCATTGACGTGAAGGCCGCAGCACTGACCGATGAAACCGACCAATGGTTGATTCGCGTTATGTGCTTTTTCCTGGGCCTCAATCCTATGCCGTTCATTAAGTCAATGAACAAAGGGCAGGAAAAGACGCACCACGACGAAGCCCAATCGGAAGGATTGGAACCGTGGCAAATGTGGTTCGCGGATTTGGTCGGCTTCATTATCCGCGTGAAATTCGGCTACCCCGATTTGAAGCTGCATTGGGAGGAGGATGAAGCCCTAGACCCATTGGAAGCGGCGCAAGTCGATGAAATTTTGGTGAACACGAAGATTTATCACCCCGACGAAATACGCGCCAAGCGCGGCGACGATCCGATGTCCGACGAAATGCGCGCGCAAATGGACGTGGCCACGTTCAACGCCGCGCCGAATTCGACGATTCTTCCCGACGACCAACAGGCGGCGAAGGATGACGCGGCCAAGGAATTGGCGGCGTCGAAGCCCGCGCCCGTGATGGCGGCCAAGCCCACGCCGGAAGAATCGGCCGCGCAAAAGGCCCACGAAATCGAAGTGGCCAAGTCGGGCGCCCCGGTCGTCACGGTGGCCGCACCGCACGTTGAAGTCGCGCCCGCGGCCGTGCACGTCGACGGGCCGACGATTCACCTTCCCGAAATGAAAGCGGCCGACGTGTTCGTCGATGTCGGCGCCACCACGGTGAAGGTTGACGCGCCACGCAGCAACGCTCCGGCCAAAGTGGTGAAGGCCGAACGCATGCCCGACGGCACGTTTCGCGGCACGATCAGCGAACAGGGCGAACGCACCATAACGCAGGCGCGCGACGCCGACGGCAACACCATCACCAAGGTTTCACCATGAAGGGGTACACGATGAAAAAGGCAATTCTGTTTTGTGTCCTGGCGCTGGCGCTGTTCGCGGTGCCGGCGTTCGCCCAAGCGTTTCAATGCGTCATCGCGCCCGGTGCCGCGATCGTAAGCGACCCCATCGGCCCGCAATTTGGCACTCTCGCATCGCCGCCCACGTTCCAACTGTTCGACGGCGGCCTGCAAATTGCTAGCGGCAACATGGTGCCGTCGTCGTCCATCACCCAAGGCACGCCCCTGTGTTCCCCGGCGGAAGCGCCGTACAACCCAGGGCCGGCCGGCAGTTGGGCCATGCGAACGGCAACCGGCGCGCTGGCGATCGGTTCCACGCACACGTACACGGCAATCCTTACCTGTTCCGCCCCGACATGCGTTCCGCCGCTGCCTGGGCCGTTGACGGTGCCGCTGGTCGTCACCGTGGTGGCTTCGTTGCCGACCGCCCCGCCGGCCCCGCCGTTAAGCGTGCGCAATTGACCATGCAATGCCCGAATATCGGACATGTTCGCAATGCGACGAAACCAAACCGTTGACGGCGGAATTTTGGAACCCGCATCCGTTGCGCGCGCACCAGCCACGTGGGCGGTTCAAAACGCCGTGCCGTGCGTGCGGTTGCGCCAACGCGCGCGCACGCGGTTTGCCAGCGCCGCACGCGCCGCGCTTCGACTTCTCGCCGCTGTTGTCGGCCTGGGGTGCGCGACCATGACGCTGGCCATTACCGCGCCCGTGGCGCCAGTGTTCGGCAATACCGGCAGCGGCAGCACGCCGGCGTCGTCGCCGTGGACGCCGCCGAATGGCTCGCTTTTGATCGTGTTCACCGTCAACCAAGACAACGGCGGGCAAGCCGGCAACCCAGCCCAGGACAACACATCAATCGACGACGGCGGCGCCGGCTACGTGTGGACTCTGCAAAATTTCATCGGCTTCCCGCAAAATGGCCATCCGGTTTATGCCGGCGTGCACACGGCGCCGGTTCCGGTCGGTGTGTCAACGACCATTGCCAGCGGCGTGGCCGGAACCGGCGACGAAGCGTGCTTTATTTACCAAGCCACCGGGCAGCACGCCACCAATCCGATTGGCGCGGTTGGCGCGGGATTCAACAGCGCGCAAAACGCCGATTT